ACCTTGAGCGTCCTCTGTGCCAATTCAAGCCTACGTTCACTGACCGTGGTCGGCTCAACCTTGGACTCATTACTGAGCATGGTGTTGGCGGCGGCATGAGTCTGACTAAGTGGTCTGCTAATCAGTGGGCTAGTCAGGTTCTCCCAACAAGGGGCCTTGGCTTCCTTGAGAAGCTGCTTGAGTTTGGCCCATCAGGCAGACAGCTTGCTGAGCTTAACGCCACGCTGTTTGCTACACAGAAGACAGACCCGTCCTTTGTACGGACCATTGAGTACGGTGGCGAACGCTCTGTTCGTGCTGTTCTGTCACAACGGTATGCAACTGTTGATGACGTAGATGTTCTTGGTGCGCTGCTTGGCGCAGAAGAAACCAAGGGCCTACCTGTCTGCTACTTGAAGATTTCTGACACAGGCTTCCACATGAGGATGTGGCTTGACCCTGATGAGACCTTCATGTTTGACGGCAAGGGGCATGAGTTCATCCGTACAAAGAAGCCAATGATTGAAGTACGCAACTCAGAGGTGGGTCGCTGCGCTGTGACCATGACTGGTGGGATGATTGATAGTGCTTGTACTAACCTGCATGTCTCATGGGGAGACAAGGTTAACTACCGATGGATTCACAGTGGCTCTACCAGGGGCAGTGACAGAATCAAGAACGGCATTAGTGAGGCTGTTCGCGCCTCTCGTGTCGTTGCCTCACAGGTAGCACAGAAGTACATCAAGGCAGCACAGACAGAGGTTGCTGATATGTACGCTCTCATTGACCAGTGGCTCCCCGCTGTTTCTCAAAACGTAACCAAGGTTGTCGTTGAAGAAACCAAGAAGGCGCTTACTGACCCAACCACACTACAGAATCACAGCCTTGCTTCTATTGCTGATGCGGTAACGCTTGCAGCACAGAAGATTAGCGATGACTTCGACCGCAGAGCCATTGAGGTTGTTGCTGCCAAGGTTGTTGACAAGGGACTCAATTACGCCGCAAGAAACAACGGCAGGATTGACATCCAAGAGGCTGTGTAGAGCCCGTCCAGGGAAGCTACACCGTGCCTGGGTACTGACCACTCAGCCATGGTGGCAACACCGCACAGGGAGGCACAGCGGAAGCTGTATCAGGTGCCTCACTTAACAAACATGAAGAAGGAAGCATGCAATGACTGATATTAACGATACCGCTGACAACATTCTCTACGAGGTTGAGAGCGTTAGAAGCATCTTGGCAAGCTACGCAGGAGACATTGATACAAAGCTTGAACTGATGGAGGGATACGCAACAGAGATTAGAGACGCAGACGAAAACAGCGACTTTAAGTGGCTTAAAGATTGGGCTGAGGAGAACGACTTAGACTGCGAGAGCGACCTTAGCCACTACAACGAGGCGTCCGACCTGTGGAACGAGCTAGAGTCCTACCACACAACAGACCTTGATGATATTCAGTCAGCACTGACTCTCAAAGAGGAGTGGGACAGCAGCAGCCTCAGTGGTGAGGATGTAGAGGATGTAGAGGCAGAGATTAACACCTACAGAGAGGCTGAGTCACGGCTGTTGGATTGCATGAACGAAAACAGGACAATAGGGATGCTTGAAGACCTTGACAGCGCAGTTGAGTACATACGAGACACTTGGCCCACAAGAAGCCCAAACATAGTGGCAGCGCTTCAGTTGTGTGTTGAATCATTCAACACGCTTCTGAAGGAAATGAAGGATTCAGGTGTGAGCCTGAACATTATCGGCACACAGGATTCTCGTGGTGAGAACGGTGTGTCCAACCAAGCTACTGTCGATACCGACAGTGCTAACAGCGACACAGAGCAACCCTCTGTATAGGAGATAGAAAGATGGCCAAAGCCAAAGACAATAGTAAGAGTGAGAGTAGCGACAACGGAACCGACAACGGAACCGACAACCCATTTGACTCTGACATCTCAGCGATTCAGTTCATCACCACATGGCAGTCGAGCCCTAACGTGGCTGCGGTGCTTACGGCACTTGGTATGAGCAGAGGCGCTGCGTATCAGCGAGCAGCATCGTACCGCAAGAAGGGTGTTGCCCTTAAGAAGATGCCTCGACAGGGGCGTACTGGTCACGACTGGTCTGAACTGAACGCACTCGCACAGGCTGTGCTGAGTGAGTCTCTCGACAGCCTTGAGGGTTAGTGCCCGCCGATGAGCGGTGTGAGGAACTAACAGAGTATACAAAGGAGATAGAGAGGTGGAGGGGCGCAAGCCCCTTCACCCTCACCTCCGAAGAACTAGACAAAGCCAAGAAGCTGTACACAGAGCATATGCTCCCCATCAGAGAGATAGCCACAATCGTTGGCATACCAAGGAGCAGCCTATCAAGGCAGCTAAAGCTGATGGGTGTAGAGATTAAGTCAGGAGCAAGGAAGGGTGCCTACAGAAGGCCACTTAAGCCATTGCCAGAGGACGCAGGAACAGTGTCTGACTCAGAGATAGCAAACAGACTTGGCATATCGAGACAAGCAGTAGCTAAGCGCAGGAAGCGCCTTGGTATATCTGCCGCACACCCTAAAAAAAATAAGTGACATGTCTACAGTAATAACACAGAGCAGCCTACAGGCTTATAACTCGTGCCCTCAACTGTACGAGCATAAGTACGTAGCGCCGTACATGAGGCCAATGACCCTTAGCTCTGCACTAACACTAGGCTCAGCCTTTCACTATGGCATTGAGGTTGGTGGCGCTGACGACGCAGGAAACTACCTGCTTGACTATCATGGACCGTGTTGGACACAGCAGGAGAAAGATAGTCTAGCGCTACAGGTGGCAACAGTGGTTGCCATGGTTGGTGGTGCGTTGTCTATGTGGAGCGATTGGCCTGACAGGCAAGAGGTAGAGTTTACTCTGCCACTCATTAACCCAAGCACAGGAAGAAAGAGTAGCAAACATGTTTTCAGGGGCAAGCTTGACGGCTTGTCAGAAGGCGTTGTCTGGGAGTGGAAGACAACTGCACGATTGGACAGCGCATACCTAGACAGGCTTAAGCTTGACTTCCAGGTATCTGCCTACATGGCCGCAGCGACACTGATGACAGGCAAGCCAGTTAGGAAGTCCATATACAGAGTAGTCCGTAAGCCGTCCATAAAGAAGAGACAGAAGGAAACCGTCTCTGAGTACGCAGAGCGCCTGTACAACGACTACCAAGACAGACCAGAGTTCTACTTTCACGAAGAGATTGTGACCAGAACAGAGTCACAGATGGACAGGTGGAAGAAAGAGGCCTGGGAGATACACAAGAGAATACTAGACATAGAGAACGGTGCGCTTCCAATCAGGAACACGCGCCATTGCACACACTTTGGAAGATGCTCATTCCTGGCGCTATGCAGCGAACAGGTTGGGCCTGAGTCATACAGGGTGCTCAGAAACCCACACCCAGAATTGGAGGAAGGATAATGGGAATCATCCCAACAGACCCACACGAGCCTAAGACAAGCATGACTGATTACCTTTGGCTTGTGTACGGTCCACCGAAGATAGGTAAGTCTACCTTTTGCAACACATGGCCCAACGCATTGTTCGCAGCAACAGAGCCTGGAACAAGCGCAATGAGGGCTGCTGATGTTGCAATCAACTCTTGGACAGACTTTGAGAACTTCTTGGAGGCGCTTAGAAAGGAAAAGTCTGCCGCTAAGTATAAGACCCTGGTCGTTGACACAGTTGACAACCTGTGGTCGTTCCTGTGCAACCACATCTGTAAGGTGCAGGGCTGGGAACACATCAGCGAAGGTGGCTACGCAAAGGGCTACAACATTGCTGAGGTAAAGCTAACAAACGCAATCGCAGAGCTTCGCTCGTTTGGGAAGGCAGTTGTGTTTGTCTCTCATGAAAGGAAAACGAGAGAGCTTGATAGCGACGGCAACACAACAGGCTCTGTGTTCATCACATCGAACCTGCCTAACTCTGCTCGCAAGGTGATTCACGGAAACGTGGACTTCATATTCAGAGCAGAGCATCACCCCGATGACAGCACAAAGAGAGTAGTGAGAACGTCGCCACACAGAGGCGACAAAGAGATTGTCGAATGCGGCTCACGCGGCAGTGAGTATAAGAACGGTAAGCCAACCAAGGCACCGCTTCCTGAGCTTATCGACATGTCATTCCCAAGCCTGCAACAGGCTTTCAAGCAATCGTTTACAAACGGAGAATAGAAGATGGATTTTGAAGAAATGAACAGCGACTGGAACAAGATTGACCCAAGAGAGTTTAACAGGGAGGCGTCCGACCTTAGGGACGGCGAGTACGTTGTTAAGGTCCTCGACTTGGAGTTCAAGGAAATCCCAGGTACAGGGCTAGCCTATATCTGGAAGCTTGAGGTCTGCGACGGGCTTTGTTCTGGTAGCTACATAGAGAAGTTTCAGGTAGCCACTAAGGTAGGC